ACTATACTCCACTATTCGACAATGCGGAGAAGGCATTAAAACCAGGATTCTCTGTATCGAAGATACCACAGGCCAGTGTGCTTATGACAGGATATAGTACTGTCGAGAACAAAGAAGTGGCATTCGAAGGGTCAAAATCTGGGTTCTCTGTATCGAAGATACCACAGGCTAAGGTGCGGATACATCAATAACCGTAGTACCCGGAAAGAGAAATCCGTGAATATACATACCGGGATCATTGAACCATTTGGAAGGCAGACAGATAGGTCTATCAATATTTAGAAATGCTCCCCACCAGGAAAAGGTAGAGTTTGGGCAGATAGCGCCTTTTTTGCATTGACCCATCAAATAGAGTGAATCAACCTCATTCTCTTTGACGACGGTATAGCTAATAGATGAAAGCCATTCTTGTTTGGATAGGTAGTCTTCATCATTCGTAAAAATATAGTAATGGGGTGCTTTAACTGTGGCAATCGCACGAGGATAATAGACAGACAAGTCTACAAAATGATGAGGAAGCACTCGATAGTCTCCTCCTCTAACATGGATGAATGCGCTCTCTTCTAAACGAGGATACTTAGATGCGATTTCTGTGTTAAACGTTAAAAGATCCAGTATCTCTTGGCGGTAGTTCCAGAAATATGCCCAGTTTTGAAGATAGCCTCGAACAAGATAGGATCCTTTGGTCTGGATAGTTATGGGATGTAAGTTCTGTTCATTAACGATATGTGATGGTTTTACAGTAGCATCAAATTGTTTCCACAAGGCTAAGAGCCCTTCAAAATATGGTGTAGAGGAATGCTGACTTCTACGGTGAGTATTTGATTGAATGTATAGTTTCCAGGATAACTGTTTTGCTATACCGTAGCTGCTTGCTAATTGAAACATAATATTACCCAGTCCCCCAGCAAATGTTGGCGTTATAGACATTTACTACCATTCATAGAATATACTTAAATGATTACAGCACACGGTAGTGGAAATTTCATAGACCCTACTAAATTGAGTTGGAAACCAAACACCGACTATTCACTGTTTATAGATACTTCTATACTAGGCGTGCCACCACCAAATAGCATATTTATACAGGTAGAGCCGAATACAGTCTATGCTAATCATTGGAAGATAGATAGTAGAAACGCTATACGAACTGTTCATACACAGTATTCCTATATACTCACATTTGACGAAGAGCTTCTTCGGACACTACCAAATGCTATCAAGTATGTATATGGAACTACTTGGATAAAGCCAGATGAGTATATGAGAATACAGCCATCTCTAAAACAGTATGCTATAAGCAGTATAACTGGGAAAAAGCAGTTTGGAACAGGTCATACACTGCGTACAAGCCTATACAACAAACAGATGCACTTTCCTATACCACACACGGCATTCAGAAGTAGCAAGGGTGCCCCCCCTATCGTCCGAAATAACCCTACTCTGGGTGATAGCAAGCTTCCTCTGTTTGAGAAATTTCAATTTGCGCTTGTCATTGAAAACAGTAGACAACACAACTATTTTACAGAGAAGTTATGCGACTGTTTGATTACGAAGACAATACCGGTCTATTATGGGTGTCCAAATATAGACGAGTACTTTGATACACGTGGATGGGTGATTCTTGATTCTGAATCAGCTGATGATGCGCTCATAAAGATGAAGAGGTTGACTGTCTCTCACTATACAAATCATATTTCAATCGTGGAGGCAAATGCGCGTAGAGTGTTGGAGTATATTGATATCCACAAAAATATAGATAAGGCACTCTTAACTATCAAGTAGTATATGTCTCATATACGCAGTCGTTAACTCTACCGTTTGAAATACCTTCAAAATGCAAGAGTTGAAGATGGTCTGTATTCTCATCAAGAGGATACCGTTTTGGATAATGAATGCCCAACCCATCAAAGAGCTGCGGATCGCATATATACTTAGTTCGAAACTTTCCACTTGTAGTGGTGGATTTTAAAATAGTAGTCGGCAACATTGTATCGGGAATTGTACCATCCAATGTTTTTGACCAATAGTTTCGGAAAAGATAGCATGGCTTAGAGGACTCTAAAAGCTCAGAAAGGGTCTGATTTTTTACATGCATATATTCATCTAGATCGCAGTTTAGTATATATCTACTCTGCGGTTTAGCATATTTATAGAGTGCATGATTTAGTTGACCCATCTGAGCATGGTGTACAAACTTTCCCGTATCATACATATAGTGAAAATTCCAAGGGATCAGTGTAACATTCTGTGTAGGTATCTTCTCTGTATCAATATCCTTGATATCTCCGTTATAATATAGGTAAAAGTGTTCTACACCCTGCTGTTTGTAATATCCCATATACAGAGGTATCACAGCATAATCGTGTAGAAAAAGTGTAGTAGCGCTAAGTGTATAGAGCGGGCTAAGCGTAGGTTGTGGTAGTGTATACTCTCTGATTGTATTCTGATACTCGACAGTAACGGTAATACTTTCGTTTGCAGTAGGCTTATATGAGTAGATGAAGACAAATGTCGGTTCGTATTCGATATAGGAAGCAACTTTAAGCCCAGTAAATACTACGTCATCGCTGTCTATCTTGATATCAGAAAGATTCGTATTGTTAGGAGCAGAATAGATTGGGCATATACAAATGACCTCGTTATTCCTGGCAAATATATCGAAAAATAGGTATCGCGTATCATAGAGATGAAACGATCTTACTTCATCATAGGACATTGTATTATACTAGAAATGTGTTCGTCTATGTAATACTATTCAGACATAGGGAGATTAGATCCATATTTGGATTTCAGTATTTCTGTTTCAAATGGTTCACGTGTGTTTACATGGTGCGATAATTGATTATCGTGCTGAGAGTTTACCCATGTATAATAGGGTATGAATCCAGGTTTACCATGTGTTTCATAGAGTCTAAAATACCAGTCTAGATCTAGAAGCCATACTAGATTTCTGTCCAGCTCTATCTGAGTATATATCGACTTAGGAAGCATAACACAGGATGGTCCGCTGAGTGTATTTATCTTCAATATATTTGAATTCCAATACGCAGCCATCTTCCTCTTCACACCGTTCTTTTCATCAATGCGATGAGATACAAACCATTTTTCAGGTCTGTTCTCTATCCAACGCATAGAGTCAGAAATAGCATCTGGGTATGCTAAATAGTCATCGAGAGCCATAATACGAATCATATCTCCCGTTGCATGCTTTACAGCATTGTTCCAATTAGCACATGGAGATCCACGATATTCTTCATATCGAATATATTGGATATCTATATCAGGACTGGTATGACGCTTTACTTCCTCTTCAACACTCGTATCTTTGCTATGGTCAGATATTACAATCTCTAATGGACGATAGGTTTGTTCCAGGCAATGAATCATATTGCGTCGAATAAACTCTGCACCCTTGCCGTTTGCTTCATAGGTTGTTATACAGATTGATACCTTCATTATAATACTTAATTAATTCTATCATTAAATCTGTACGCACGACCGTTATATGCCATCTCTTCATTTGTTTTCTTTGTGAAGATTACACAGTTCTGACCAAATGTCATCGTTGAAATCATACTCTGTGTATTCTGACTAATAACAAGTTCATTTGCGGTTTGAAGCTTGGCCTTGGTGTTCAGAAACTCGTTGTTGATACGATCAACCATAGGCTTGATCCTCTCAATAAAGGAACGCGGATTCTTAAACCCATAGTTTGTTGGATATCCATAGCAATCGCCCTTATTCCAATAGGATGTTTCAATATCTTCTACGATATAGATTCCACCTGGTTGAAGAAGGTTCTGAAAAAAGAAATCAAATGTTAGCAGCTGGTGCTCTGGAATATGGGAGCCGTCATCGATAATAAACTGAACAGGCTCCTTAATCTGCTGACTTACATTTGCAAGGTCTGAAACAGAGCTCTGGTCCCCCTTAATGATCTTTACACGATCATTTTGATATCCTAGATTGATATCCATACCATAAATCTTGGCATTTGTGAAGTAGTTTGACCACAGCGTTACAGAATATGTGCGGTCAATGCCGATCTCAAGCATACCTGTGGCAGAGTCACGAATACTATCTAGATATCTTGGGTAAAATCGCTGATAGCCATGATGAGTAATCTTGTCTGTTCCCGCTCGTAGTCCGATCTCAGCAAATGAAGACATTTTTTATAGTATTAGATGGTCTTGTGTAAGTCTTTTAAGACTTCTTCCAGTAACACGACGTTGCATCAATGTGCATCATCTCATCGGTAATATTGTGTTTATGTCTGAAGTCGTGTATAGCCTGTTTACATCCCGGAAGAGCATAGTCATCTACAATGATATAACCGCCAACAGATACCTTATCGTACAGTGTATCTAATACCTGGATTGTAGACGAATACATGTCTCCATCTAGTCGTAGGACTGACAGGGTAGTAATGGGAGCCCTCTTCAACGAATGCTCAAAAAACCCCTTTACAAATACAACATTGTTGTCTAGAAGATTGTACTTGGCAAAATTATTCCGAACAGTGTTTAGATCAACAGCCAAGCATGGTATAGTATGGTGGTCGTCGCCTCTATCTGCTGGATAAAGACTGGGATCTGGTGGTGGAAGCCCCTCAAAGGAATCAGCTACAAATACCTTACGCGAATCATTATGGTGTGTCAATACCGCTTTCATAAAAATAGTAGCTCCACCACGCCACACCCCTGTTTCAATAAGATCACCTGGAATATTATTTCTGATAACATCTTCTACACACTCCTGAATATTTTGAAGCCGTTTAAGGCCAATCATCGTATGGGCACGAGCTGGCCAATATGTACCATTTTCTATTTCATGAGCCGCAGCAACACTCCCTAGTTGGCCATTTCCTCCCATATGCTGAGACCCATAAATAGCATCTAACAGACATAGTTTCATAAGATCTAGATAGTTGCTCATTTTAAGTAGAGTCATATAATATGCGGCTTGAAAAAACGCAAAGGTTGGGCTCTATGCCAGAGGGTTGTCAAGCTTGATACTATCTATGCGTATATTTTCCGAGTTTATAGTATTTGGTATGATATAATGCTTAGTGGATATACTATCAGGTGTAATACATCATCAGATATCAATGAACATCTTCCAGTTCTATACAACTATGCTAAACAGTGCTCAACAATAGTTGAATGTGGGGTACGTTCAATTGTAAGTTCATTTGCCTTTGGTCTTGGATTAAAGGGAAAGGTAAATAACAAGCTATATCTTGTAGATCCAGAATCATCACCCGATATGCCTGCATTCTTAAAACTGTGTGCAGATGAAGGTGTTTCTGCTGAGTTTTTTAACCAGAGTGATCTTGACTGTCCCCTTGTAGAGACAGAACTACTTTTTATTGATACATGGCATGTGTATGGACATCTTAAACGCGAGTTAAATCGTTGGAATCCGGTTGTTTCAAAATACATTATCATGCATGACACAACTGTCGATGAATGGGATGGGGAAACTATACGGTGTGGTAGGAATGCTCAAAAACAGAGTGCTCAATTTAATATTCCAATCGAAGAGCTTTACCGTGGGTTATGGCCGGCCATTAGCGAGTTTTTAACAGATCACCCAGAATGGGTCATTGAAAAACGCCTAACCAACAACAATGGACTTACGATACTTAAACGTGTTTAGCTCTACTATGCTATTAAACAGTTGGTATATCCGTCTGTAAATAAGGAAACTGTACATACAACTCGGCAAGCTTATCTTTTGCATGTTTCAGCTTATCTTGAAGGGTAACAGACTTCGATGAAGTTGTCTTCCACTTGACGTTCTCTGTTTTTAGGTCAATACCAAAGCGATCACCATGAAGCCCGTTCGCTTTGATATACCAGACATGTCTTGGAATATCATCGGGTGTTATCCCACACCCATCTGGAAGAATGCACCTACGAACTCGCTGACTTTGATTTATATTCTGTTGCGACTGAGTGACAATTCGGAGATTACTCTTTCTATTATCGAGCCCATTCCGATTGATGTGATCTACACTTTCTATTGTACCTTTACCGGGGAATGTCAACCGATTCATCACAAAGTTGTGCATATACAAGAATTTTCTTACACCGTTTATTGAGATATGACATGCTACATAATAACCGCCAGAAGCAGCATACCATTGTCTTGAATTCACCTTTTCAAAGTCTTCCTTATCAATCTTAAATATGAGTGGATTGCCCTTTGAAATGATAGTACCCTCTACATAATCATCCACTTCCTTGTAGATAATTGGCGTTCCCTTTCTTCCTCCACCAGGAGCTCTCTTCCTTCCTTCATTTTCACCTTCAATATGGATCATTGTTTGATGATCACTATTGATAGTTATACTAGTGTTGTTATTAGTACTATCCATTTTGTTATGTATATACTATGACCACCACCCTGTAAATCACTGGGGTGTTTAGTTTGAATAAGCTAACCCGCCCATGCCGCTCATCACACGCAGAACGTTGTAGTTCACAGCGTAGATGCGCACCTTGGCGGTGCGCTGCTGGAAGGTGGTGTTCACGGACAGGGTCAGGTTCAGGGTGGCCTTGTCGATACGAGAGAAGTTGCAAGTGCCGCTGGGCTGGTGCTCCTCAGGCTTGAGAGCAAAGGAGTACACGTTGATGCCAGTGGAAGGCGTGCGAGTGTGGTGCTGCCAAGGCTGCACCTTGTCGAAATAGGGGCCCTCACGCTCATCGAAGCGGTCCTGGCCGTTGAGCTGCACCTTGGCAACCTCCACAGGGTTCTTGCCCTCGCACTTGACGCCGGAGGCCAGGATGACCTTGGCGAGCAGGTAGTTGGTGGTACCCTCGAACAGATTGTCGCTGTCGGTGGTGTAGATACCAGAGCCAGTAGACAGACCAGCACCCTGGGCAAAGCCAAGGCCGGGGAGGTAAGGAGCACTGATAGAGCCAGCAGAGCCAGAGCCAGCAGAGCCAACACCGGGCTGCATAGGCACAGCGCCACCGCTGGTTGCAAGGGAACCACCAGCCAGCACAGTGGTCACGATGCCATCGGTGGTCCAGTCATCAGAGTAGTTGAAGGGCTGCTGACCGAAGGCCTCAGCGATCCAGGGGGTAGGAGGGCTGTTGCAGTCCACGAAAGAGTCACGCTGGCACACCCACACCAGCTCCTTCACGGGGTGGTTGAAGTTCATCTGGATCTTGTTAGAAGATGCAGTGATGGTCTCATCACCAGTGAACTGCAGCTGGTCGATGAGGTACTCGTGGCTCTGCTGAGCGAAGCGGCGGCGCTCCTCCGTGTCGAGGTAGACATAGTCCACATACAGGGAGGCAGCCACCAGCTGGAGCTGCTGCACGGAGGTCAGGCCATTGCCCAGGCTCTTGACGGGTGACACGGTGCCATCACCCACATAGGAAGAAAGAGTCAGAGAGTTGTCTGCATAGCAGCAGTTGTAGTTGTTCTCGAACTCCACGTTGATGCGCACCTCGTGGTACTGGAGGGCAATCAGAGGGATGGCCAGACCAGGGTTGCGGCAATACCAGAACTGGAGAGGGATGTACAGAGTCTTCATGGGGGTACCGGCGCGGCTCATACAGCTGTTGGTGAGCTCAGAGGCAGCGCAGGTGGCATCCATGGCCACACCGTTAGAATCCTTCAGCAGCACCAGGTCAGCACTGTTGCCCACCATCTCATCGAAGCTCACCTGGGTGCCCACTGGCTGGGTCAGCTGGGTCCAGATCTGCATCCAGTCACCGTACTGGCGGTCAATGCGAGAGCCGCCAATCTCGATCTCCACCTGCTTGATCAGGCGGTGACCCACGTAGTTCAGCCAGCGGAAACGGTCACCAACCTGGGACAGAGTCACCTGGGGGAGAGTCACCTGCACGTAGGTGCGGTACATCAGATCAGCGTTACGGCTGATCACGGCCTGCACACGGCGACCGAAGTCAGCCTGGCCGTTGAAGGTCACCTCAATGGCCTCCATGGCGAAGTTGGTATGACGCTTGTACAGCACCTTCCAGAAGGTAATCTGGGGATTACCAGAGATATAGATATCCTGTGCACCATAAGACACGAGCTGCATAAGACCACCACCCATGTTTGTTATGATAAGTCGCAACAAAATATTTCCAGGGCGAGGAATACCACGGGTGCCGCGATTTCTACTCAAAAATAAAATGATGTCTCATATAATGGATTTCTTTCTCTTCCCAACAGCCAATGTTCTGATTAATACCTTTCTTCGCTCCATTGTAGTCATTATAGCACTTCTGCTAGCCGGTCAAACCTGGTATATTGCATACTGGGGAGCTGTTGTACACGATGCCATCTCTCTCATTCTTGTTCGTTCCTACATATAATGAGGCCTTATCCTACACCACTCCCTCCTCCTCCGATTATACTGTGTAGCCAACCTATACCTACCTCTGCAAAAGCACCTCAACAAATCTTTAATAAACGAGAGTATTGGGGCTGGGGAGCAAACTTGGCAGGCAGAAACTGTGTTCCACTATCATAATGAGCATACCAGGTTGGAGGGCAAAAACAAGACTCTGTCCTGTATTGGATACTCAATACATTCAGAATCCAGCCGTAAACAATACCAAAGCACCCAATCGATATGAACTGTTGGGCTTGAAAGCTCCATCTCTCACCTATGTGTGTGGATGCCCACCCCCGATACCAGTATTACCACCTATATGGCCTATGCTCGCATACAATGCTCAACATACTGGAAGATGCCCCTATCTAGGACCTCAGACAACACCCACACTTATATGGAATTTCTTTGCAGTTAGCATAACAGAATCGCCTGTTATAGCCGGTGATGGAATACTATATGCAGGTGGTTCAGCCAATGGAAATATTGTTGCATACAATCCGACGAACGGTTCTTCACAGGTAATAACACAAGTTGGAACAGGTGTTCGAGGTTCACCTGCAATAGGACAGGATGGTACACTCTATGTATACTCGTTTACACGTGTCTATGCATTCAACACAGCTGGCACTTCATTATGGGTAAGCCCCTCCATAGGAACAAGCGATGGGTCTGTTGTTATCAACAACACTATGGTATATATTGCAAATTCTGCTGGTATAGTATTCGCGATACGTATGTCTGATGGCTCAATCTATTGGCAATACGATACTCTTGGAACAATAGCAGGTTCTGTTGCATTGGCTCCTAATGGAACACTGTATGTTGGCTCATCCTACAATCTAGTAGCACTCAATCCCGACGGATCATTACTGTGGAACACTACATTCGGAAATGTAACCTCTGGGAATATGCAGACACCAAGTGTTGGAAATGATGGATATATCTATATAGGTACAGATACAGGTACACTTTTTAAAATAGATCCAGTATCAGCTGCACATGATTGGCACACTCTATTAGGTATTCCAGTCCAAGGAATACCGGCAATTGGTAGTGATGGAACTATATATATACCTACATATGATTCAACGGGTACAATATTTGCAGAACTTCCGAATGGAACCAATAAATGGACCATATCCTTAGGTGCCTCTATATACGGATCTGTCATTCTAGGAAGCGATGATACACTGTATGTAGTAACATATACCCCACCGTCAATAGTCTATGCTCTGAGCCCGGTTGATGGTAGTCAAAAATGGAGCTATACACTCACAACATCCATAACACCTATCACCGGAACCCCTATTCTAGGGAAGGATGGAACACTGTATATAGGAAACAACAGTGGTAGACTTTATGCCCTCAGATAACACCATCTGCATAGAGGCTCATATTCCTTTCGTCCACCGATACAGACCTGTCCAGTCTGGTCAATAATCCGCTTACTAAATAGTGCCGGAGTCCCATTCGCACATCTCGTACACAATGCGTTTAGCTTTACCACAGTGTCTGCGAGAGGAATACAGTCCAGGATCTGACCGAAAGGTTTTCTATCAGAATCACCATCCAGTCCCACAACAATAACAGTCTTCTTCTCGTTCTCGACTGTACATTTCACAAAGAGGACCAAATCTGTAAAGAATTGCGCCTCTTCAATGATGATAACATCTGCTGGATTTGTATAGTCGAAGTCCACAGACATCAGATTCCCCATAAGAGTGATGCAGTCAAAGGATACACCGTCATGTGTAATAACCTCTGGAAGGGTCGAATATCGTGTGTCAGATGCAGGCTTCAACACTACAACCTTCCTTCCAATAGAAGCATATCGCTTGATCGTGGAATAGATGTAGCTGGACTTACCGCTGAACATGGGACCGCATACGATTTCGAGTGACATTGTGCTTCTTGCCGTATCTCTTGACACGTCTTGTCCGTTTTCTACGCTTCCCACCTGCGGCTGCGGCTGCCTGCTTTGATACATTCGCAATCTCATCCTCTACAAGATTCAGCCAATTTTCGACATACGCCTTCTCCGGATGACTTTCTGCAAATCCAGCGATGGTTTTTATAATACCTTCAACCTTCGTTTTCTGGGCAGGCGTCAATGAAGGCTTTAATAGTAGCAGTTGAAGAGTTGCAAACACTTCCAGAGCCGTCTTTATATCACCATTTGCGATGTACATATTCGCGACAATACTGTTATTCTCAATATACTGATCGAGGGGTGTAATCCCAGCCTGTTTGGCTTCGGCTGCAAGCTCAGCACTTGCTAATTCTGTATTGATATAGTCTTTGATAGCCTGCATATGCTCTCTCATAAAATCCGCATCAAGAGCCATTGTAGTGTATCTACATATTTCTCCGAGTCCTCCGGATACGCTTTCGTCTGCGTGTTCGTCTCTTCCCTCCCTCCGGATGAGGAGACTCAAACCTCAATGTAGAAGAATCACCTTCAAACCCATTCTTTTTGTAGAAGGCTGTCGATACCGAATCCAACGATTCTAAGCGTATAGCCCGAATATATCTATGATTACCTAAATAGGTTTTGAGGATACCCAACAATCTACTTCCACCAGACATATGACCCTTTGCAGAACATAACACTTCGATATAGACATCACCCATTCGTGAGAATCTGTATATACAGTATGCCTTCAACGAGCCATCTACCACCTCACACAGTATATTGGAACCGTCCGCAAAGGCAGAACTCACCACATACGGAATAGATAGCTTACCTCTACACTGAGATGCATTCTCATTCTCAACAGACTGTATGAACGCATCTCGCATATCGGTGTACGGAAAGTCTATACTGTACAGTTTCCTCTCTTCTTCGGTATACATATCTGGTGTAGATGTTATGATACGAATACCGTCCGGTAACTTTGTTTTGGGAGGGGGATTTAGTATACCATCCACAGTATTCAACCATTGAAGTATTTCACCTGCCTGATCAGGATGAGTTTTTGTGTACGTATCCATCTCATCCATACACTCATTCAGTATATCCATCTCATCATCTCCTATTTCATCATCGTAGTCGTGTATCAGCACAATAACACGGGCTAATTCTGGGAGTATAGTGTTTATATTTCCCTCCGCAAGTCGTGTACGAAATGGGCTGTCTTCCACATATGTCTTCTTGATATACTCATTCACATTCCCAACCGTAGTCAAAAACATTCGAGTAGTCTGTACTGACTCCACCTCACCCATTATAGTATATCACTAGTATTTGCGCTTGTGTGTCTTCCGTCTGGACTTCTTTGCTTTCTTGGTACGCTTCTGCTTCCGCTTCCGCTTGCGCTTTCCACCCTCGGGGTCAGAAGGCCCTTCGTCTTGATACCGTTCTAATTCTATCATAGCCTCTGCTATCTTCTGAGAGAGGTCTTCATCGTCTAACAGAGCTTCATGAGCAACTGTAAGCTTGAATAGAAGCTTCATCTTCTCGTCGTCGCCCAAGGGTTGATTCTGAAAGGAATCCGCCTGCTGTACCAGACCATCTACATACTGGCTCAGTGTCCCTGCGTTTTTTGCCGACTCAATTGCTGCTATCGCCCGATCTCTCTCACTGGTGTATACAGGATTGCTAGGTTTATTGCCCATTGTAGTGTCTGGATGTTTTTTGTCATCCTATACATAAAAATGTGGGCATACCTTTTTGTGACAGCACTGACATTCTACCTCTTAGTTCCTGGCGTTCTCGTGACACTTCCCCCTAACTCTTCTCGCCAGACTGTGCTCATCACACACTCTGTTCTCTTTGCGTTAGTCCACCTCGCCACACACAAGCTCCTCTTCTCCATGCCTCGCTAAGTCTTGGAGAACATCATACGAGGTGAAATGTGCATAGCTTCTAGCTCTTGCAACCAGAGCTTCACCGCATACGGGATAATCTTCTTCTCGAATCCAACCTTCGAGCCACACGACCTACACTCATAGAGTGCGTCTTTCTCGTTCATCGTAGCCAGTGAGCCACATCCGCGACAGATACCTGTCTCGAATGGGTCTGATACATCCATCAAACGCTCCTTTGTGAAGATAGACGCGCCGTGTGTCAGCATACAATCGCGCTCCATCTCGCCTACACGCAGACCACCATCACGAGACCTACCCTCACATGGCTGACGTGTGAGAGACACAATAGGACCCCTCGCCCTGGAATGCGTCTTATCAATAACCATGTGTTTCAGTCTCTGATAGAAGGTAGATCCTACAAAGATCTCTACCTCCATCTGCTCGCCTGTCATCCCGTTGTACATAATCTCATTCCCATAGGGATGCAGACCCAGGTTCACCATATGCTCTCTCAAATCCTCCATTTTCAGATGAGAGTATGGTGTTCCATCACCAACGGTTCCCTTGCGTGTCCCAATGCGACCATACATCGTTTCCAGAAGCTGCGCAATCGTCATACGAGATGGCACAGCATGAGGATTCATGATGATGTCTGGCCGCAGACCACTGGATGTGAATGGCATGTCGCACTCATCCAGAATCATACCAACAGTACCCTTCTGTCCATGACGAGAGCTGAACTTGTCTCCGATCTGAGGGAACCTCTCAGATGCTACTCTGACCTTCACAAAGGGATACCCGTCAGAGTTCTTGTCCTGCCACACACCATCAATACGACATGGCTCAGCACTCTTGTGTGTCGTAGACAGATCCTTGAACTGAAACCCGTGAGGATCAGACCTTAGATTGACAATCTTGCCAATCACCACATCGTTCTCTTGTAGAATAGCATGCTTGATAGGAATGCCTGCCTCCGAGATTCCGTGGTAAGAGGTGTTCTTGAATCCGCGTGTAGCCTCTCTCCGAGGCTTTGAGAAACGCTCCTCGCGACCAGATGCCACATTCCTGTGTTCTTCATCCTTATACATAGAATAGTACAGGCCACGCATAAACCCTCTGTTAAGAGATCCCCTATTCAAGATCACAGAGTCCTCCTGATTGTATCCAGAATAACATGCAATGGCCACAATCGCATTCTCTCCATGAGGCATCTTCGTCATACCGAGAATACGACTAATACGAGACTCTACCAGAGGTCTCTGAGGAGATAGCAGAATATATGCGTTCTTGTCCAGGCGCTTCGTATAGTTTGAGACATACGTACACATAGACTGCTTGCCCATAGCACTCTGATAGGTGTTTCTGGGAGACTGATTGTGGTCTGACAGAGGGATAGTAGACGCCATATGACCTAGAATCATCTGAGGATGGATCTCACAGTGAGTGTGAGCATTGGTAATCTCTGCTGGAAGCATCGCAACACGAATACACTCAGACTCTGCTGGATCAATATACTCTACACAGGTCGTAATCCAGGTGCTCCATGGAGATCCCGCAGGCGGTGCTGGCAGAAGCTTACCATTCTCTACACGGAATACAGGCCTGACAAGACGACCCGCATCTGTCTCTACGGTGATAAGCTTGGCTGCGATATGCCATGACACCGAGATATGAGGATGGATATGACCAGATGTCTTAGCCTTGCGCAGAGCAGTATGGATTCTGTCGGGCTCCTCTGTGTGGGCCACAATGACACCATTCACTCGGATAGCGACATCTCCCCTAGATGTGATAGAATCTACCCAGCGCACATTGAGATCTTTCAGACAGTTGAGCACCACAAAGGAAGGCACATGACCAGATACAGTCGTCATCAGACTCATCGTCTTCACAATACCAACAGAATGGCCCTCGGGTGTCTCCACAGGGCACACAAATCCCCAGGATGTTCCATGAAGCTTGCGTGGTGCCAATAGCTTACCAGACTTCTCCACAGGAGTCTGGATACGGCGCACATGAGACAGAGTAGCACAATACGACATCCTATTCAGAACCTGAGATACACCGCTCTTGGTAGCATTGGAGAGAGCCGTAGAATTGGATGTTCCCAGACCCTGGACGGTAAAGTTGCCCGTAGCCAATGCCTGCTTCATCTTTCCCTCGATGGATGACACTTTCAGAATCTTGTACAGATTCGAGAGAGACAGTGCATCGAGAGGATTGCCTCCACGCTTCCAGTTATCATTGTTAATCTCGTGAACCAGCTTGCCTCTGATATCCTTACACACCTTCTGAAAGAGCTGGCGGAACAGATGCGTCAAGAGAGCACCCGTAGTAACCACACGCTTGTTCGGGTATGCATCCCTATCATCCGTCTTTCCCTTCATCAGACGTGTGATCATAGAGACCAGGATGATAACCTTGCGAGCGATAACAGTAGAGTGTGGATTCTCCTCGCCAGCCATGTTGACATGAGGAAGGAACTCTGTCAGAAGAAGACCCTTGATGTGTCCATGCTTGTCCTCTGTCAGAACAGGGTATTGGAGATGATGAGTCAGATATTCGATAGCGTCCTCCTGTGTGAAGATGTTCATATCCGCAGCCTCCTTGAATGATGCCGCAGCATTGCGAGCAGCACTCTCTGGAAGAAGATCGAACACATCCTTATCATTCAGGATACCCAATGCCCGCATAAAGACCATGAACGGAATGTCCTCACGGAAGCGTGGAATACAGATGGTCAAAGGATAGCCCAGACCGTTGAACTTGGCCTGGATACGAATCTCTACCTTCTTTGGAGGCATGGTGAACGACTCATGAAGGGACTTCATCTCGACAGACTGAGAGAACTTGGATGCAGTCTTCTTGTTCGCGAAGACCATGCTTCTGTTGTCTGCAACCTTCTCCTGAGAAAGGATGATACGCTCGCTTCCATGGATGATGAAGTATCCAAAGGGATCACCGCTGCACTCGCCAAGCTCTGCCACAGAGACTGGAAAGTCTTTGAGGACACACAGAGACGAACCGAGCATGACGGGAATCTTTCCCATAGAAATGCCCTCAAACACCTTGCTTTGCTCAGTCATCTCGGATAGAGTGGGTCCAGAATAGGAACGCACAGTGAGCTTGACATCCACAAACATCTGAGCGGCATAGGTGAAGTTCCGGATACGCGCCTCGTATGGCAGCATCTGCTTGAGACGACCTGTGGCCTCCTGGATGCGAGGTTTGAGATAGGTCGCATTGCTGAATGAAAGCCTGAATTCATACTTGTACTTCTTTGTTGTCTCGTCCTGCTCATGCCATACGACGATGGCAGGCGTGGAGCGCAGAACTAGCGGGATTTTGTTATAGAGAAAGTCCTCAAAGGGCTCAATCTGACCCTCTGAGAACCTGGACACGCCATTCGCAAAGAAGCTACGAACAGGTGCGTCGTCCCACATACTTGTGGTGTTTGACACTCTCTGTAAATTAGAATGTCCGTTTTGAATAAGAATGGCATCCTTTGCTCCTGCTAAGGGCGTCTATAATATCATAAAAGCAGACGATCCTAATTTTAGTCCAGAGCCCGCTGCAATGGGTAATGAAGGTGTGCGTCAGTTTTATGATGCAAGTCCCCTAGATATTCCTCCTATGGGCATGCCATCGGGTCCAGGTGGAGGCTATGGTGCTCAGCTCGGAGGAAAGCGCAAGCGTACAAAGAAGGTAACCCGCACATATCCTCGTGGTATTCGTAAGATTCTGCCTACCCGCAATCCTTCTCAGACCAGGTCTCGCACACGTAAGGCTAGCTTTCCATCCAAGAAGGCATTAGGTGCAGCGCGTCAGACCGCAAAGAATAAGGCAGCATCCAAATCTCTTCGCGATATCAAAGCATCTCTGGAAGGAAGGGGTCTTATCAAGCCTACATCTAAGGCACCACCTGCTACTCTTAAAAAGCTATATGAAGAAGCTCTCGGTGCCGGGCTAATAAACTAGTATTTGCGGTAAACAATGACAAAGGCTTGGGGACCACTTGGTTGGGCTACATTACACTCGGTTGCTGCCATATACCCTTCTCAACCATCTGCATTGGAGCGTTCGCTTTTACAGCGTTGGATGGAAGCATTTCGTAGATGCATTACATGCGAAAAATGTAGATCGCACTTCACAGAATTTTTACAGTCCTATACAGCACAATATCCCGATTGGAGCTCCTCATCTAGGGAGGTGAGTTTGCTTGCAATGCGCGCACATAATACAGTCAATGCGAGATTGGGGACACCAGTCTACAATCTAGATACTGCACTTGCCCTTATGCGCTCAAATATACCACCAGATCGCGCTGCACTGATGCGTCAGAGCTATCTAGTGTATGTTCACAACCATTGGAAGAGGGATATATCATTGACCGGTATAAGCGGCCTAAAACTATATCAGGATTTGTTATTAACCGAACAAACCTATTGGTCTCACAACGGATTTTCATGGGATTCCGTAGCAGCAAACTGTGCAGGTGCATCGATTGATGTGCCTCCAAGGGTTTCTACAATAGCTGCTCCCAAACCAAACTATACTATGAAACCTCAACCCTTCAAGCTTGGGACTTCCAAGATACGCATGTCGTTTGTGTCACGGTAGGATTCCAAGGAATAGAAATACGAGGTTCAGATTCCCAAGCATATCTCTTCATCCATGGAATACGCATATCCTTCTCTTCATCATAATATTCGTCTGGGTATTGTACTCTCTTCTTTGCAGTGCGCAAAGATACCGATGGAAGAATACAGTGTAGCTGCTGCGATGTCGTACATACCTTTTTACGAGACCATTTGATAGAGGGTTCTGTCTTTCCTACCATATGCTTGACAAGAGGAGCATCCGCATACGGATATACCCATCCCCAATCTGGGACTGTATTCGTCGTAAAATACGACATCGTCCAATGATATGTCTTCCAGAACGCCCCAACCACCGGAGTGATATCCTGAACACCATCCAAGATATGACAACAATACCTCTCAGAAAATAGATGTCCACCCGCAAAGATAGCCTTCTCTGCTGGTGAGCGTGTTTCATTCACAGATGTGTACACCTTATCCTCAAACGCTGCGGCTGCCTCTATAAAGGCTGCTCGTCCTTCGAAGGTATCCAACGAAATACCTAATCTCTGATACAGCGAGATAGCCCTATCGTGTCCTCCATAGCGCAACGAGAACATACCCAATGTTGGCATAAAATCATTCCCGAAACACAGAACACACAGCCGAATGTATTCGTCTACGGGTATAGGAAGACGCTCTGCTAATCTGTGAACAGACAGTGTTGTGAATCCATCTACCTTCTGATTGAATGTTTTACTCTCACGCAGAAGAGTCAAGTCTGTGGTCAGAGATGTTTGCAGAAGAGACAGCAGAATCAGATCTGCATCCAATCCATAGATACTCATCGTTTTACGTT